TTGTTCGCCAATTGTGCCATGCCCAGAATTGGCCGTTAATTGCTCAATAATGCCTTGAATCTCGAATCTTCTGCCATGTGTTGCAGTGATAGTCAATTCTGACCTCAAGTCGGATAAAATCGAATCCTTGTGCAATTCCCATGCATCCGCCGGGATGATGCCCCTCCCAACCATGTGCCGGTACATGATGCCTCCACCATCCATGAATGTGCCATACCTCTGCCAATCTGCTTTCATTCGCTTCCACAATGCAGGATAATCCACTACCCTCTCAATTTTTACCTCTGATTGCCTTGCCAACATCATCACGTTATCCCTTAGCCACTGGCTTCGATGTTCGCTTCGTTTGTAAACTTTCACCCAATCATTGATTGTCTTGCCTGATATTGTCTTAAAATCGCCTAATTCACCCTTTGCACCAAGATTGAAAATTAATGGCAATTCATCCCGGTATAAATTGCCATGCAGCATATTGATGTCAATTGCACAATGTTTGGCAATGGTTGCCAATTGCTCTGCCTCCGGAATGTGCCATCCGATATACTGGAATACGAATGTTAGCAATGGCATTATCTGCTCACTGGTTATGGGATTGTTTTTGATGATTGTTCTCATTTGAATTCCGGTATTAATTGCGTTCCACTTTGCAGAATTTCCATTGCCTTTTTGACTTTATCCTCATTGCTCTGCTTTTTCGATTCCCGAATGTCGGGAAAATCTCTTAGCCATGATTTCAAGGTCATGTATGCCGATTTATATTTTTTGGCCGCATCTTTCTTGTTCTCCAATGCCTCGCATTTCTTCATTACTGCCTCCTTGCCATATTCCGCAATCAGATTCATCAATTGTTCCTCTGTGATTGGTTTCTGCATCTGCAACAAGGATGGGTAATGCTGAATGATGTATTCTCGCTTTTTTTCATCATGCCATTCGGATTTTTTTTCGCGATTTATTTTTAATTTATTTTTTTTTGAATCTAAATTATCATCTATATTTTCATTTTCATTTTCATTTTCCATATGCTTAAGCATATGCTTATGCACTTGCTCTTTATCAGATTCTTTGTTTTTTTCTGTCAATCCATTGCGCCTGCGGCTTTCTGTGAATTTTGCCCGCTTCTCTTTTTCCTGATTCAATCTCTCATTCCAATACAAACCATCTTCACAAACGAATTTTTCAACGATGTTAGGCCAAGCTAAATCAAAGCTACTGCCAAGCATATGCTTAGCATGTGCTAAAGTAAATTTTCCACGATTGAATTGGAGCATTAATAAATCCATGTAACATCCTTTTTCAAGATGTGTCATGTGCATTGTGCCTCCTTGCCAATCACCGGGATAGAACAAAAAAGCAGGGTCTTTTGCCATAAAAAAGAAAACCCGGCTTCCATGCATCGGAAAGGCCTGAGACATTAGGCCATGCACATCCACCGGGATTTATTTTTGATTTTTTCATTGTCTCCTTGCCTCGCATTTCCGATGCGATTTTTCGGCATTCAAATATAGCAATTATTCGTCAATTTCCAAAGCCTCTGCCTCTGCTTCTTCCCTGAGGCAATCTTCGCATTCTTTTGGAAAAATATCGCAACATGGAACATCAATGATGCCATGCCCATTGCAGGTATCGCATTGCTTTTCAATTGGCCTATGTTTTGCCGGCCAATTGTCCTCATCTTCAATGATTCTTGTTCCGTTCTCACAATCGGGGCAATCTGCCTGATATGTGTGCGGAGCAACTCGGCCAAGCAATTGCACTGATGTTTTCTCATTGTAGCAATTGCGTAATGTGATTAGGTTGTTCATAGTGTGTGATTTGATGGTTTATGGTTGGTTAAGGGTGCAGGACTGGCCTCTGGTTTCTTTTTTCTTTTTCACTTGTAAATAGTTATCTGTTTTTTAGGAATATGAACTTTAGCCATTGCAGGAAACTCTAACTGATTTATAATCTTTTCATCTTCATCACTTACATATCCGTTAGTTCCTTCACCATCTATAACCAACCTACGCAAATTTGCACCGTATTTATTTTCATAAAATTTAATCAATTCGGCTAATTTATCGTAATCAATAACTTCAATTTTTTGTGCTGTTTTTATTGGAGCATATTCTCCAAGTGTTTTCCAACTATGTGGCATTTCGCACAATCTTTGATATGAATTGGACAACCGTTTTTCGTTTCTTTTCCCGATAACAAAATCCTTTGCAACCCCTTTTTCGATTACTGCTTTAGGTATCCAACATTCAAAAAATAGCTGTTTATGCTTTTTTACTCCATCAGATGTTGTTTCAAAATAAGGAACTTTAGCAAAAATCGCTTTTTCAGTTTCTTTTACTACTTCAAAATTAAACTGTGCCATTGTGTGTGATTTTGATGGTTTTTTGTGTGATTTGACACTGCAAATATCAGCAAACTTTTTTAATAATATCATCCCCCACCACCCCAAAACACACTTTTTTCCTAACTCGCTGAAAATCAGCCTATTTAATTTCGTGCAAACCTGCCTAAATTCTCAATATCTTTGTGGTCTATCATGCGGTGGTGACCTCATGTGTGAATTTGATGACCGCTGCCGGGTAACACTTGCAGCGGTTTTTTTTTCTCAAAATCCATGAAAACAACTCAAATCTTAATCATCATTGGCTTCAACATCCTGACCGCCATAATCGTGTATTTCCTTGCCAAAAACGGCCATGAAACCATCACCAAAGCCACAACAATAATTCATCGTGATACAACTGCAATTCATTCCCATTACCCATCAACATACATCACCAAAAATTTTCACATTGATTCCTCAAGAATAATCATTCCGGATGTCATTGATACCGCTGCCATCATTGAAAGATTTTTCACCGCAAAAAACTATCGCCAAACAATCAATGAGAATGATGTGGAGGTGACAATCAATGATTCAATCTCAATGAATTCCCTACTCAATCGCTCGGTGAGCATTCGCAATAATCGTGAAACAAGAATCGAAACAATACTGCCATCACCACCAATGCCGACATTCTCATTCTATGCCGGAATTCGTGCAGGATATATCCAACGCTCAACCATCCCGGTGATGGTGCAGCCAGTTATCGGAATAAGATTCAAAGAAAAATGGAATGCTGATGCAGGAATTGACTTATTGAATCGCGCTGCCGTTGTTGGTTTGTATCGTAAACTCTGATCCTCTATCAACCTTGCACCATACATCATTGCCGGCCATTAATTGCCGCATCACCATCGGGTAGAATTTCTGCATATAGAATGCCCGGCTTTGCACCACTGCATCCCTGCCATCCACAACGCCAATCCTTGCCCCTACCAATGGGCATCCTAATGATTCCTTGTCTGTGTTTCCCCAATGGAACATAACGTGCTGAAATTGCGGAATGCCTGAAATCTCAATCATGGGATGGTTGGAGGAAAATCGCCTTAAATCAGGATTGTCATTTCCTCCCAATGCATGATATTGTTTGCGGTGCATCAATTCAAACGTGCCTTTATCCCAATAATACTCACCACTCATGGATGGTGAATGCCTTGTCTTAACGCGATATGTTCCCGGCCAAATTGCCGTTTCACCATGCACCTTTGTTTGCCTTAATTCATCCTCGCAAACATAGCCAATCAAACGGCCATCAATCTCCAATGGCGAGATAGTCCAATCGGCTTTCCTGATTATTGGAAAACAAATGCGAATTATCATATCTCTTTTTCTGATGGCTCAGGCTTTGAATCTTTATCCTTCCACAATGTAATTATCTGCTCTGCGGTAACAATACCCAGTGCAACCAATATCACAACGCAATCAGCAATAAGGAAAGAAACCGGGTCACTCTGCCCATGCTTCCAATGCATGAATGCCGCCATCACAACGAATGCGAATGCAGTCAGTTTTCTTGCTGATGCATTTTGGCCGTTATTGGCCGTAAATCCAAAAAATTTGAATAGCTTTTTCATTTTAACCTCTCCGCAATTTCAATCTTAAAATTGTAATGCTGGTCTTTCAAATGGTCGATTTTATCATGCAGTTTATCCATCTGCTCTGTCATCTCTCTGCCTTGCTCCTGAATGAATATCCGGATATTGGTCTGCATCTGTCCGATGTTCTTTTCAAGGTGAATCAAATCACCATTCAACTTTTCAATTGTTCGCTTAAATTCCATTCTATCTGTGTTTGTGGCTTCCTCAATGGCATCTGCCCTAAATTCCAATTTGTCAATTCGCGAATTCAAACGTAACGCCACCCCAATCAATGTGATGAATAAGCCAATGATGCCAATGATTTCCTTAGTGATGATTATCTCAGAAAGCATGATATATATGTGAAAATTCCCAATGCAAACATGACATATCTTGCATTGTAGGAAAAGTTAATTTCTGCGGATGATGTTGCTGATGGCTCTGATTGCCACCTATCTGTGTACACATCATCATCAATATCATTTCTGTGCGAATACATCGCACCATTGTGGATGAATGGAAATACCAATAAATGCCCCAATGCCAATAATGGATTCATGCAGGATGCAGCAACAAACACTGATGCCCGAATGTAAACCAATAACCTTGTTTTATGAGGATTAAATCCGAACACTGGATTCCTTGCCCAAACGTGCCAAAATAATGCTTCAAAACGTCCAATAAAGATGCAGAATGCAACCCACGATAATATGGCTAATGCTATCAATATCATAATTCAGGAATGAGCATTGCGATTACATAAACAACAATATCACCATCCCCTGCCGATGCAGCGGTCACATTAACCTGAATCTTGTCATTCGTGTATTGTGATTGGTCTGCTGTTGGCTCAATTGCCATCATCTGCCCATTGAATGATGCGGTTTCAAAACCAAATGTGCCTGCCTTTGAGGTGAAAATTGCCCTTGCCGCATTCTCCATCTGAACTTCAAAGATGAATCCCCCATTCATTGCGGTGGTCACAAAATTGTAAACAAAATGACAATTCAAAACATGATAACGATATCCGGATGGTGGCTTTCCGGTGATGTCGAAAAATCCTCCTGCAACAAGGTCAGCATTCGTCAATGCAAGTGAATATAACTTCGGCACAAATGGCACTGCCGTTGTTCCAATAATGTCGGCAACTGCTCCACTGGTCGGCACTTCATTATTATCATCATTCAGCGATGTCTTGACATCATCAATCCAATTCACCAATGAATCATTCAGAGCATTCTCAACTGCCCGATGCAATGCCGGTGTAATGGCCTCGCTCGTATTGTCAGCGATATTCGCTGCAATCAATGCCGATAATGATGCTCTGCTAATTGCCATAATTAATCATACCCTGAGGAATATGCTGCATCCTGATACGATTTGCCAGTGACATTTGTTGCCATGTCAATCGTTCCACCTGCTGCCGTTCCCGGTTGTGTCAAAAATATGTACAGATTAAGGTCACTGACCTTATTTAAGTTAAATTTGAAATTTCTGCCTTTTGCCAAAATATAAGACAATGGCAGATTATCGGAATTGCGAATCATCTCCACAACTCTGTCAATCGTTCCTAATGTCATCAATGCCACATCGAATATGCTTTGATTTTCAATGCCAGTGTATATCTTATCACCTGAATCAACTGCAGCACTTGTCAATTGAATGCCCGGCACAATTGCCACCACCAATGATTCATCATAATAGGCAATGCCGGGATTTGATGTGTTGAAATCAGGAAAGATTGCAGGATTGTCTAATACCAATTGCACTGCCATTGATACGCTGCCATAAGTCTTGATGGCAACATCAAACACACTCATTCCATTCAATACCTGATATTCTGCCATTACTGCCTTATTGCCGTTACCTGATAACTGAATTGATTGTCAATAATCTTCGGTGTGACAAGGATATCAGAAAACCCATCAATCTGCAATTGCTCCAATATAACCCTTTCAAATTCTTGCGATGGCCGATTGTTGCTCAGATAATTTCCTGCCGAACATCCCATTGCAGGATATTCTTTCCACCATGTCGGGAATGCCTCAATGATATCATGAATGTTCTGATTATTGGATGCCTCAATGCCGAAATCACCATTGACTGCAATGATGTCCTGATTTTCCTCTGTGATATCGTAAAACTCAATTGCCATGCTTGAATGTTTGATTCTGAATGTTTATGCTTATCATCGGTTGGTATGATGCAATTGCTGAATTGAATGCCGTTAATGATACCCCACTATCAATTGCACCCAATGCAGTGAATGCCGCAATCGCTGCCTGAATGATTGAATTGCATTGTGAATTCACTGAACTTGTCACATCATCGGCTTTAACCACCCCGCCATAAGATTCATCACCTTGAAATACTCCTTGAGCATTGATGATGAATTCCATCTGCGCAATGGTCACCCGGCATTCGTCCAAGTCTGAAAACTGCACCACAAATCTCGGTTTCTTGTCATGAAATGCAACACGAACAAGACTGCCAATTGCAGGAATGCATATCAGGCCATCATTCGGCTCTGCGCTCAACATCACATTCTCCACTTGTGTAGGTGTTGCGCCATCAATGATTTTCACAACACAATTGCGCTCAGATTTATTCACCGATAAAACCTCACAATCCAATATTACCATCATACTGCCCGATGTTCCGGTCAGCCTCTGAATTGCCTCTCTTATCTGCCTTGCTTCGTTCATAATCCTGCGTTAATTTCTTCGTCAGTTAATGTATCAATCCTCATATCCAAAGTCAATACTTGCCTACCTCCACCAGTGCCAAACTGATTCTCAACTCCCTTAATCATGTACTTTCCTGCCATCTCCGGGATGGTCGGATTGCGCAAAATTACTGCATCACCATGCTTTACATGAGGCAAGGCAAAAACAGTGATTGTACCGGTGTAACCTTGATAGAATATGCGGTTGTAATTGCGTTTGACTGCATCCTCCAATTTGTTTTCCGGTGTACGAAATAAATTCAATGTCCTGATTTCACCTTGAAAATCTGATGGCCTTGAATCATATATCTTGACTTTGCCTTTCTGATATGTAGCGAATTTCTGAAACCTCTTTGTTTTCAGTTTTTTTGTTCCATCCTTGTTCGTTCCATTGTCCTCATAGGAATACGAAAATACCTCCATCCCGACTTGCTCATCATCAATCCGCTGATACGTCAAATCATACTCAATGATGTTATACTGAAAATCAAATATGTGTTCCTTGCGGTCTGCCGGCCAATAAACAATCGGTGAGCAAGTCAATACATTTCCCCGAAACCATGATTCAATCTTGTAATCTTTCCGCAACCTTGTCAATACATCGGCAATGGTTTCATTCTCGGTGACGAAATCACCAATGTTTGTGATGATGTCATTTGTTCGCACCTCAAATCCCAATGGCTCAACCAAATCTTTCACCATCTTTCCCATCGTATATTGTGATGCTTTCCAAGTCTTATTAGGTGCAAGGTTGTTCTGCAACACATACATATTATCCACCAGTTTCAATGTCATTGGCCTTGCAGGATTTATCTCTGCCACCCATCCATCGAATTTTGTTTTCAATTCAACATAATACCTTTGAATGGTATCATCATACCAACGATAACCGCATCGCACTTTCACTTTGTCATTCTTCATTATCAATGGTGATGAATCAGGTAGACCAATGACAGATTTGCCGTTAAATGTGTATTTCTGTTCGTTTTTATCAATGAAATACAATGTTCTGGGAATGGTTAATTCTGCCGTATCGCTCAGATTCTGCCATGTGCTGCTTGCCGAAAAATCAGCAAGAAAATCAAACCGAAATTCATTATTCCGATTAGGCCAATTGGGATTCGGCTGCTGAGTAATGGTTATCTCTGATAGTAATTGTAACATCAGACCAAATTCACAATGAAATCCATATCGCTCTTTGCCTCAATGACAAATGGCTGCACAGAATACTGCCCCTCGTTTTGTGGGAATTCATAAGACAAAACAACCAATCTGAATATGTTAAACTGATTCAGAAACCATGAATTCACTCTCAATGACTGAGGTGCTTCCAATGCTGCCCAAAGATTCGCCATATTGTTCACACCATTGTATTCTGTCTGCTTTCCGGGATAAACTCCCTGAGGTGCGGTGAGAATGCCACGAATCTGAACATTGTAATTAGCCATGCTCACATATTCAAACACACTTCCATTCTTGCCTTGTATGTTCGTTTCAATTACATTCTTTGAACCTGAAACATTGAATAAGACCGTATCGAATGCGATGGTCGGAAAACTCACATCACCATTAATCCCCTTATATCTGTCACCCTGAATCTCAAGATTGCTCATGACAATATTTCCAAGCATTTTGCTCACTCCCAAATCGCGAAAATCTTTATCCGCTGCCGGTGGAGGCATACCTGCCTGATATATCAATGATGTCACTGAATCCTGACCGAATGCTCTTTGAATGGCAATTGCTTTCTGAAATTCAGAACGTGCAATGTTTTGTGGGGAAATAATTACCGGATTCATTGCGCTGCAATTCTTTGTGAATCATTCAATGTTGTCAATAATGCCTCTGTCACTGCCGATGAAACTTTTTGCTTGAAATCCGCTGATGCCTGAGCAACTTTCACAACTTGTGTTTCTATTAGCTTGCCAATTGTGATATTGATTGTTGTCGGTTTGCTCGCACTGCTTTTTGGTGCGCTCGCGCCTGCCTTTACTCCGGTTGCGCCTGCCGCCGCTGCTGCTTGTGTTTTGCCCGGTGGCATCGGAATGGCCGCACCTTGCATCCCATCAGATAGCTTTTGCGTTTTGGCTAACTCCTTGTTGTATTCGCTTTGTTGGTTTGCCGCATATAATGCAAAAGTTCCAACTGCCGCACCTGCTGCCGCCAATGCAACCCAATTCATGGATAATGCTGCCGTCACTGCCAATGCTGCATTGTATGCTTGTTGCGCTATCCTTGCTATCATGATGGCCTTGTTTATCATATACATTGCCGTTGCAAAAGAGATAACTAAACCTACAATTGTTTTAACACTGGATGGCATTTTGTTGTATATCTGCATCAATGTCAATGTCACTCCCACAACGGCATTAAATGCCGTATAAATCAATGATGCTGCCGGTGCTAATGTTTCTTTTAGGCTTCGGCCAAATTCAAGAATAATGGGAATGAATGGCCTTGCTCTCTCAATGAATGCGCTCACAGATTGCCCGAATGCCATCATTGCGGTAATTGTTCCATGAATGGCAGGACGAAAGGCAACAAACATGGCATTCTTCATCTCATCGAATGCATCGCCTAAATTGCTTCGCATTGTCTTGATGGAATTCTGCATTTTTTTTAATCCACCATCAAAATATCCTCCTGCTTTAGCCGCATCTCTGAATGCCTTTGAAAGCATCTCATAGCTGATTTCCATGTTTTCCAATTCTTTTGTTTGCTTCCCGGTTGATGCCTCTAATAATGAAAAAATGTTGATTCCGGCATAAGCAAACTGATTGATATCTCTGCCGTATGCTTTATTGAGGATGGCAATTTGTTGAAGATTCACCACCATCCTCTGTAATTCTTCATTGCCTCCACCACTTGCGCTGATAGCATTCGCTAATGCCAATACATCCTCCCTCGCTCTGCCTGCCTCAATGCCTGATGATATCAATGCCCTATTCGCCATCAATAATGACTGAACATCAAATGGTGTTGTTTTCGCATCCTCACGAATGTTCTTGAAAACTTCCCTTGCCGCCTCACTGCTTTTCAGCAATGTCGATAATCCAATCTCCATCGCTTCAAAATCCTCCCCAACCTTTACAACTGAATTTCCGAATGCCGCAATTGCATAAACACTGAATGCCCCTGCAATCATATTGCCCATGCCCGACAATCTGCTCTGAACGCTGCTTACACTGCTATTCAGTTTGTCCGTTGCATTCGTTGCTCCCTGAATGCCCTTTGTGAAATAGTCTTGCAGGCTTATGACGTATGTAACTTTTTCCGTACTCATTTTTTTAACTCAATTAGTCCTGATTTACACAATGCCGAATAAAAGCCTGCCCACCTATCATCATCAATTGTATCTGTATCAATGTGGAGGTAATGCCGAATAAGAACATCGGCCACCTGATACCATCCAACTGATTTTTGCGCATCATCTATTTTTTTTTTAACGCATTGAAATAGATTGATACCATTTCATTGGCTTTCATAATCATTGTGAAAGTAAGGATGTCATTCTCATTCCTGCCATTCGGCTCAATCGCATCCAATACATCATGATGATTCTCAGGAATGATGATGCTTTTCAAAAAATTCTGTGCTGCCAATGAATTCTGCGATGTCTGCATCTGGTCGAAGAACATCATTTTCTGCAACCTTGATGGCTGCTTATAGAAAACATTGATTGAATCATTCTCTCGGTCTATCTGCCAAAATTCAATCTTCGTTCCGGGCATGATGCTCTGATACTTCTGTTCCAATTCTTGCGCCATTTCCTGCGCTGAAATCGACTTTTGCTCTGTGGGTTGGGTGATTGTTTCCATATTGCGAAAATACGGCCATATTACCTTATTATGTATGTTTCAATTTTTAAGAATTAACTATAAAAAAATCCCGGTCAGAATCAACTGCCGGGATTCAATTGAACGCCTCAGGTACTCATCAAACGTGAAGGCATCCAATATACTTGTAACGCAATCTAACTGCCTGCCGCTTTGCGCCTCGCCTTGCTCCTGATGGTGCAGAATAATCAGTGATTGTGGTGAATTTGCGAACATCCTTGCTCGTTGGCTCGCATATCAATACCATTGGTGCGCCATCGGCAGCATACGTCCATCCGGTTGTTCCGGGTTTCATTGTCGCTTTGATTTGTTTCAGTGACATTGGGTGATTTTTTTTGTTTCAACAAATGTATAAAGATTTTCAATAAAACAAAAATGCCGGGAAAAATCCCGGCATATTGACCCTTGCGGATATTGTCATCACCCTATGACAATTATCTGAGAATTTCCCCGATAATGATTGGAATCTCCACCTGAATTGATGTATCTCCCTGCGCTGAATCTAATGGATTTTCCAAGAATTCACACGCAATTAGTCTGTCTGTGGTGGGTGTGTTGCGTCCGGATGTACCCAAAACAACGGTGATGGGGAATGGTGCAATCTCTAATGGCTCACGATTAGGTGATGCCGCAATGATTCGCTTCCATTCCTCTGTGTATAGAGTAATGCTACCCTCATACTCAATCTTTCCATAACCTCTGCTTGTGGGTTTATATCCCGCACCATACAGATTTTCCTTTTCTTGCTTCTTGTTGTAAGATATGGCAGTTATGCCGACAACCGGAAAGCCAAACAATACCAACTGAATGCTTCCCCAATCGTAACTTACGCCATTAACTAATACTCCCCTTGCCATTATGATTGTTGTGTTAATTGTGATACATAGCCAATCTCAATGTTGATGTAATCGGCAACTCCTATCGGCAATAATTGAATCGCCTCATTGATTGTGTTTGTGGCAAGGACATTCTGTGATGGACTTACAATGGTCTGACCATCGGAAAGTTCACCATCGGAAATCATCTGCAATAATGCAGTGTTGCCCAGTGTTTGCAGATTCTCAACCTGCCAATCAGGTAACGTGCCATTCGAATTCAGAACAATCGGACTGCTCACTGATGGCAATGTGTTTGCCCTCACCAACCTGATAGCTTTTTGCAGGACACGATTCAGATAGATATATCTGAAATCTGATGTTAGCAATGTGGCCGTATTCGGCTGATTGTTGTATGTTCCGGTGATGCCCTCAAGTTTTCTCAGAAAACAATAAGCATATCCATTCAATGATTCCAATGCTCCGGCTGCAATGCTTGTATAAGCCTCGCCATTGCTGAATCCAATGGTGTCAAGTTCTGTACCATCGCTCATGTTGAATTGACCTACCCATGCCCATGATTGTGAAACACTGCTTGCAGATAGTACTCCCAACTTTGCGCCCAAATCAGAAATTGATTTTTTAATTGTCTGATAAAGGTACAATCCTCTTGCGCCTGCATCCTGCCCAATGGTAACGGAAACCATCTCAGAATCCAATGTCGAATTATTCGGCAAGGATGAAACTGATGCAGTGCCAGTAATCTCAGGTGCGAAGATTGCAACCATTGGTCTGTATTGTCCGAAAACTTCATCACAACGTGCCTGAATCTTCGTGACCTGACTTGTTGCGTAGGCAGTGCTGAAATCATGCAATATGGCCATCTGTCTGATTGCACCATTCGCATAAGTCTGCACCAATGTCACTTCTTCAAAGTTCGTTCCGTATGCCGAATAAAGACCGATATACAATTGGCCGTTAGGCTTCAAACGGAAATACTCGCTGATGTGATAATGGAATACGGCAATGCGACTGCCAACTCCACCGCTGAATGCCGCTGCGCTTCCTGCAATTGTTCCCACAATCGTTGCCGTTGCAGACAAGGTATTGAGATATGCTCCCAATCCTGCCGCTGCGGTGATGGTGATTGCTCCAGATGAATTCGTTGCGGTGAATCCATGCGAATATGTACCGGCATTGATGATGGCAACAATTGCCGCTGCCACTAATGTGACCGTTGTTTCTGCTGCCGTTTTCGTGTAAACTCCCAATGATATGGGTGTTCCTGATGGCTGCGGAACAAACAATTCAATCGTATCGCCATTGCTTCCAATTGCGCTAATTGTATACGTTCCGGTGGCCTTTGTTTCGTCAGTGTAATTCAGATTGATTCCTAATGCCTCTGCCTCCTGCACACTGAATACTCTCTTAATTCTATCCGATGTTGTGAATCCTGCGGGTAAATTACCATTGGCAATGTAGGCAATCAATCCGCTGATGTAATCATCATTGGCTGGCCTCCTGCCAAGTCCTCCCTGCTGGACTTCAAATGTTATCTGTGGTAATGGTAATGACATTGCCTTTTATTTTTTTGCGGGTTTTTTGGGCAAATCTGATGGCCTTTTCAACCATATCAATTCAACCTTGTTTTCGGCAGAATAACTCTCAACCAATTCATCTGTGGTGTTGCAAAAGATTGTGCCATCGGAAAAGCAAACCACTGATTCAAATCTATCAATGATGATGCCTTTCCGACTGGCTAATGCCTCTGCGTGCTGCTTTGCGAATTCGCTCATTTCTTGCCTTTTTTCGGCTTTTCTGCGATATCCTCAGATGATTCTTCAATCGCACCAACTCCGATGATTTCAGCGGATGTTACTGCGTTTTCAAATCCCGGTCTTTTGCGAAATAGCCATTGGCCATTTTCGTTGAAATAAACCACTTTTACATGGCTTCCGGCATCTGATTGGAGGAATTCTACCAACTCAGGATTGTGTTGTGTTTTTGCCATTGTTTGTCAGATTAGGGTGATTGATTGATTAGGGTTGTATTGTTTTGCTTACCATGTGCCACTTACTGCCGTTGAATTTGAAATAAAATACGGCTGTTTTGCTTGCTCCAATGGTATATCGGTTTGAGGCAACATCATTGATGAATTGTGCGGTTGGAAATCTTACTGCACCTGCACCACTGCCCTTTGAAACAATCACATATAATTCATCACCCATACGGCAATTGGTTAATGTGGCTTTGATGTTCACAGAATCAGTTATGTTACTGGATGGCCTTACAATTGTCTGCCATGCATTACTATTCACGCTGATGGTATCATTGCCGGCAGCATCATTCGAAGTAATGACCTTGTATGTCAATACTCGTCCGGTGTTGTCGGTGTTTTTGGTTGTGCCAAAACGAGGTGATGTGGATTGCGCAAACATTGAGAACGATAGCGCGACAAGGAACAAAAGAGAAACAAGTTTTTTCATTGTTGTTGGTTTTTTAAGGTTAAAAATGAGCCGAGATTGCTCCCGGCTCTTGTTTTGTTTATGCGGTTTGGGTTGTGTACAATACTAACTGCTCTCCCCATCCAATCTGCACATCCATTTTGAACAATCCTTTTGCGAAGAAAAGTTCTGAATTGGCTTGCAGTCTTTTCAGTTCCAACTGATTGTCCTCAGTGGAATTCATACCCAACCAAAGGTTTGATTCGGTTGTTGGCTTTGCAATTGTCACCATAAAGGTATTCTCAGGAATGCCGGCAATACGCTCAACATTGTAGCCTTTGTATTGGCCATTAACAACTCCCTCAGGTGATGGTCCTTTGTAGGTAAGGTCAATCAATGCCTGCTCATACTTTTCGTAATCTTCGTATGAAAGGAGGAATTTTGTTCCCAGTGCGCCAAACTTTCTCAGCAATGCCTTTGGAAGCAATGCTCTTGCTGCCTCAAGTTTGCTGATGATGTTTGCAGATGTCAATGCAATCGGTGTAGCAACATCAATAACATTGGCATTATCAAGAGCCTTTTTGATAAGACCATCGAAATACTGATACTGACTTGCAGATGCAGGCGCACCAACTGATGCCGGTGTTGTGCCTGATGCATAGGCAGTACGGCCTTGCCAAATATGGCCATCCACGAATTCATCCAACTTTTCAAGGATGTACATCATGAAGTATGCTTCAAAGGTTTGTGGCAATTCAGCATCCAACAATTTTGGATTCAACTGAACGGCATACCAATGTTCCTCAAAATCTCTCGGATTCATCTCTAAATAGAGCATGAAATCCTGAGGCTCAATTGCAGCACCTGCAACTGTCACATCCCCTTGTGATGTTGGTGTTGCTTGCCTTGCCTGAATGAAGTTTGACACATCCAATTTCGGGATGGTGAATTTCTTTTTGATGCCATCCTTAAGATAGATGTTGCCACCATCAATTGTATCTGCACCGGTTACGGCCTTAACAATCATCACTGATGCCGCTTCACCGGCATATGTGGTATCTTGTATATTCAATGCTTCCATTGTTCTGTTTGTTTTGCTTTAATTACTTTTTTTCTTTCAGTCTTGCGGCAATCTTTGCCATTGTCAATGCTGCGGAATTGGTTGCAGGCTTGATGTCTTTTGCGGTTGCAAAATTGGTCACGCTGCCCGGTGCTTTCTTAGCAACTGGAATAGCATTCAATAATGCATTCGTTCCATCAAAATCATTCACCAACTTCTCAGACCATGTTGCTTTCGCTTCGTCTGTGTCGGCAATCTTGCCCAGTGTTACGGCATTGGTAATCACATCGGCCACCTTGCTTGCAAGGACTTCTGCCTCTGCGCTTTCAACTTTCGACTTGAATGTATCGCGCTCTGCGGCAACTGCATTCAGGCTTTCAGTAAGTTCAGTGACCTTGTTGGTCAGTTTGCCGATTTCGGCTTCTTTGCTTTTCGCGGTTTCAGATGCCTTAACAGATTTCTCTTTCAGCGCATTGATAGCCTGAGCGATAATATCTTCGGCAGCACCCTCTTGTAAACCGAGAGCATTGGTAATCTGCTTGTTCATATTGCTTGATTGGTTTTTCATTGAATTGGTGATGGTCATTACGTTGGAATAGATTGATGATGCCATCTCTCCATCAATCTGCTTTAATTTCTTTTGCGCCCATGCGATACCCTCATCGCCTCCCCATGCATCCCACATTAGCTTGCCACATCCCTCACCATAAGGTGTATCTGAATTCTGTCGGTGACGCTCAAATGCCGCCATTCTCGCAATGGTATCTCTCGTTAATGATTCACGATTTGCCAATTGGCTTGCACGTTTTTTTCCCACTGGTGTTCCGCAATCTCCCCATCCGTTTTCCTCAGCATATTTTAATGCTCGCTTTGCGTTTTCTGTCGCTGCCTTAGGATAATCATTGTATGTCTTAACGGCATTTGTAATGCCTTTCAGACCTCCGGTGATGCTTGAACAAAATCCCGCTTCCAAACATTCGGCAGCGGTCATCCAATTATCATCCTGCATCAATGACATCACTTCTTCCCTTGTTCTCTTTCCGCTTCTGCATAACATGGTGACAAGGCTTTCGGTGGCTTTCTGCTCCAATTCTCCCTCAGCATTCTGCACCCCATGAATCATCATCAATGCATAATCTGCCATCTCTCTTTCATCTCCTGCCTGAAATATCACCGCTGCAATTGAGGCAACAAGACCGATGTTCATCATCTTAATCTTGCATTTGTTTTTCGCACCCTCAATGGCATTGAATATGCCCATGCCCTCAAACACTTGCCCACCAATGGAATTCATACGGATTTCGATTTCCGTTGCGCCATTGTCAATGAGCATCTGCATTTCACGCTGAAATTGCCCGGCCATAATGCCGTAACCATCGCCATCAAGATATCCAATATGCTTGTCTATCATCATGACTGGCTTTTCAGAATACGGATTTATAGTGTACTGATATTCCACGATGCAATTCTAATTAGTGAATTCTTTATTGCAATTTTTTTAAGTTAAAACGCAATCGAAATAAAGTTAATTGCCATCCCAACTAATGCGGCTCATTCCGGGTGATGTGCTTATCAAGAATCCTCTGCCTTGCACATCCACAATGGTTTTTGCGCTCAAATCTGATTTGATGATAACAAAGTAATCACCGGCATAAACGGCATCGGCAATTTTCTGATTAACATCATTCAATTCATTCGTGTTGTCGGTATTCAATGAATCGGCTATCTGTTTTGCTTGATTTGCATCCATATTAATATTTGTTGATGTAAACTGCCTGAACGAATGTGGAATCGCCTGCTGCGCCATTCTGCAAAAACAAATTGATGTATTGGTCGACAGTCCAATTTATTGCAGCGGTGTTCAAAGCATATCCGGTTGTCAATGCGTTGAATTCAGGTGTAAGGTTTGACGTTGGTGGTGCGTGCCTTGTGCCGTTGCCCGTTCCTGCCGCAACTAATATGCTCAATGTTCTCTCGACTACGAAGATACCTCCACCCGCAATGGTTAGCTGAGATTGCGAAATCTGCGTTCCTCCGACTGATGCAGCGGTGTGAATGAACATCCTGCAAGTGACTTGCCCTGCTGTTCCGGTTTTTGTAACCATGCAGCGGAATACCAATGTGGTGTTATTGCTGAATGTGTTTGCAGGAATTAGTATTGACTTAACAAGATTGGATGTTGTGTTACCAGTGTTTGCGGTTGTCGGTGCGCCATCGTTGAAGATGGTGATGAGATTTTGTTTGGTATTCAGCGCGGTTTGTGTTGCAGTGCTGATAGGCTTGTTTGCGTCTGAGGTGTTATCGACATTTCCTAACCCAACATCCGATTTTGTTCCTGCTCTCGCCGTCCATAAGCCAGTGACGGAATTGTAAAACAGACCATCGTTATTGTTTGGTGACTGCGCTGAAACATCATGTATCTCGTCCAACTCATATCCATTCTGTACCTTAACATACATCCTGCCTGCATTGCCATTGCTTGCCGATGTGACATATCCGAGATAAACAAGGTGATTCGGTGCATAAGGCTTTACTTTAGTCACGCTGCCTGCCGTTGCTCCAAGATAAACAAAGTCACCATCCGACCATGTGGAGGTTGGAAATATGTTCAAATTATCCAACTGACCTTGTATGATAATGATACCCTTCTGCCCTGCGGCAATGTTAGCGACTGCAATACCGATAGTCTGTGCGCTCGTTGTATCTGTGGTGTTATATGCTAACTTGACCGAGATTCTGTCTCCAGTGCCTCCAAAAACGTACACTGGCTGGCCTTTGTTTATCGTGACACTCTCAGCATTGGTGACGTAAGAAAAAAGCGAATTAGGCGATGTTCCTATGCACTGGAAACCATTTAAGGTTGAATTGAAAATAACGAGCATCTCTGCCCCTGCCCATATATCACCGCCAATCAATGCTCCATCATTGTTGCGATATAGTGACCTTGCTCCAATCGAATTGATGTTCAATGTCGCTGCGCTTGTATTTCCATTCGGAAAACGTATGAGGTAAGCATCGCCATCGGTGTATGCCGTCACTCCGCTGATTGTTGCGGTATATGTGTCCGTTCCTGATGCCGTTCCTTTAAGAAGGCCTGCGGGAATGGTCGGCTTATTCTTGATGAAATCAACTGCCGCATTATTAGATTGATTCCAATCTGATTGTATCTGTGCTGCGGGAATGGTTGGCTTATTAAGAATTTCTGCTACTCCGCTAACTGCATTCCAATCGCTATTTACCTGCGCTGCGGGAATTGGAGGCAATGCCGCTATCTCTGCATCGGTATAAGCATTTGCCGCTACCTCTGCCGCTGCCGCTGCCCCTGCAATATCTGCGCCTACATCATTTGCATCGAGAACAACGATTCCAGTTTGCCCATTTACGGAATCAACTGCACCACCACCTCCACCTCCACCTTGCTCAATGGTTATCTCAACATTGATAGGCTGAGGTTGAACATTGATTGTTGCCTCAATTGGCTGCTCAGTAATGTTAATCGTGATGTTATCCATGTGCAGGATTCACCTTTATTGTGAATGTTCCCTCAACATATACCTTGACACTTCCATCCGACAATGTAAACTGAATAGCATAATTGTATGTGCCTTTCTCCCAATCAATCAACTGCTCGTCAATCCTGAATATACCTGATGCTGCATTCACAATGGTTGTTTCAAACTGCCGAAACTTTGCAGGATTTGATTGCGGCCTTGCAACTGCTTTGATTGTCGCTGATGTAAGATTCAAAGGTGCTTCATCCACAAGAATTGTGAATTGAATCGCCTCCATCGTTGTTCCCTCATATACTGATGGGATGGTATAATTGCCAACATCACTCATATTCTGCGAAATTACCTCCGCTATTGACTTTCGTTTTCTTTTAAGTTAATTTAGCCAAAATTTATTCCAATGGGCAGAAATAGAAAGTTACCGGGCAATGATGAATTATTCGACATCAAGAAAAATTCAGCAAGAAGAGTACAAGCATACTGCAAGCCAGTGCCATTCAAGATTATCGTTGCCCATTGCGAAAACAACGGAATCACAACCGCCAATTTCGTTTCGAGAATTTTGGAGGATTATGTAAAAAATCTGCCTGAAAAAGAAAGGCAAAATCTCATCAGGAAATATGATGAGATTTCAACCAATGGCCGCAATAGATATTAGGAATTAAATCCTCTGTCTATTTCGAACACGATTTCACCCTCGACATCAAGTCCTCCGGTGATGGCTGCAATGTTTGTTCCGGTCACTCGCTCAATATAAACACGATTGCTCGTTGCAGGACTTACCGCTACTCTTGCAATCTCATTGGCAGGAGAATTGTTTGAATTCTTCATAAAACAATATCCAACTGCTCTGCGTATCGGAATAAGGCTGATTGCACCCAAAAACAAAATGTCAAATCTGATATTGGCCGTTGCTAATGATAATGTTCCGTTTGTGATTCGAAATTTCACCCTTGCCATACATCCGGTGACAGATACATTCACATCCCAATCCGATGCTCCCGGAATAGTCCATGCTCCTGATGATGCAGTCAATAATCCGGCATTGTATGAATTTACATAGCCACTGCAAGCATATTCACAACTTGATAGATTCACACTGCCACTGCCTGCCGTTCCTGCGCTCCAAACAATGATTCTATCCATGTTCACATTGTTGCTGCTTCCATTGCTGAATTGTACCGGGTCAAGTGATGCACCTGATTGTGATTGTTCGGTGATTGTACCAATAACAACTTGCCCCACTCCCGGTGTTACATTGACTGAGGCAAACCGATATATCTCTCCACTGAGCAACAATGCGCCTGCTTCGAATTGATATGTTCCTCCGGATAGGGTATAACTGCCAAACAATATCACTGGCTGACTTCCTGCCGATTGGTCAAATGCTCTGACAATTCGGGCATCGCAATCCTTAACATTGTCTTGCACAAGGTCAAGCATTCCGCTTTTCAATGGCATTGCCGCACCCGGCGCAATGGCTGATGTTTTAATTCTTTTCATGTTAATATGTGTTGATTGTGTATGTTAGTCCTGCGGTGTTGATTTGGTCGGCAAATCGCCTCACAACTGCCTCTCTTTCGGGGTTTGATGTTCCCAAAGCATTGAATACTGCTAATGGAATGTTGATGGAAAAATCGGCTGCACCATAGGTTGGATTCGCTGATTGGATGAATGATATTGCCTCACCATTGATGGCAACAATCTCACTACTTTCATTTTCCTGATACCCAACAAAGAAATCGACAAGGTTTGAATTAAGGTCATTGATATAGATGTCACTTGTCAATGGTGGCTGCCGGAATGTGGTATCAAACCAAAGATTCAAAGCATATTCGAATTTCAAATCCTCTGCGCTGAATTTTGCCCGGTCAATAACTCCGATGAAATTGTCTTGCACCTTAGTCCATGCGGTTGTGTTCAATGGTGTTGTTCCGGCCACTGCTAATGCAATCATTTCATAAATGCCCTTGCTATACTTCACCCGGTCACCAATTGCATAGGTTGTTGCAGGATTGAAATCTGCCGTTGAATAATCACCCTCACGATAGCTTGTAAAGAGATTATCCCAAAGCCACTGCAATGGTTTCATCAATACGGCAAGCCATGCCAACCAACCTGATTTTCTTCTCGTTGGTGGCAAAAGATTCTGCCCTTGATTGTTTAGGTTGTTTGTGTAAAAAGACATCAGTAAACCGGTGAATATGTCAGTGTATCGGCAAAGGTATGTGATGATGTTGTTTCCTCAGTGATATACCCTGCATAAGATTGATATTGCACCCCGTTGATGCCACTGCTTAATGAATACAATGTTGTTCCTGATGCATAGGAAACAGAATCACGTCTAACCTTAATCAGTGATAAATTCACGTCCAATACTCCACTAACTGCCTGAATTGCATCAATGACATCCTGCACTGATACAATGCCGTTGAATTCTAATGTTGCAAGGTAATTCACCAATGCATCCTCCACTGCCGTTTGAATGACTGAATTGTATTGGCCATCATAAAAAATCGTTCCCGCAATCTCAATCTTGTCGGATGGCTCATTCACTATTTGATAAGTCACCCCTGCCACTCCCCACAATGCGACATATCCCTGCAATGATGTCTGCTCTGCTCCACTTAATTGCGTTGGTGGGTCAGATTTTGCAACTTTGATTAAAACGGTCTTATTGTTCGTGACTTGTGTTGCCACCCTTGTAATGATTTGAAATGCCGTATTCACCACTGGATATTCAACCACCAATGTAGATGTGTTCAATTGCGCCACTTGCGTTGTTGTTGCATTATATTGGAACTTCTGCACCATCCACCGCACCCATGCCTGCGTTCCTGCTTTCGCTGATGCCTGAATGTCCTCAACCTCTGATTTGAATACATCCATCATCTGCTCAAAAATGTTAATTGTCTGAGCAACTACCCAAAGGAACAATCCCCATCGTGATGTTTGAGAATTTGAGGTGAATCCGCTTAATGATGATTGAGCATTCTTCTCTGCCACCATCTGATTCTTGATTTCTGCCGTACTTCTTGCCATTATTGATAACTGCCTGATGTTACTATTGTCGGTGATGCCACCTGATTATTCTTCGGTCTTTGCGCGATATGGTCGGCAATGGATGTGGTGAATGTCATCTGATAAACATACCAATTGCCATGATTGAAGTCAGGTGATTCCGATGTCCTGAACATCCTTGCCATTGTATCTGTGCTGAATTCCTGCAATGCGAAAAAAACCTGATTCCTGAGGTCAAAGATACTTAATGCTTCATCCATTGTATCACCATCTCCATTCAATTCCATCTGCCCAATGTGAATCGTGATTTCAATTGGCTCAAAAATCTGCACCCCATCACCCAACTGCTGAATGGTGGATGGATTAAATTCAATTAGTGCTGCCGGTGATTCTATGTTGTAGCCAAAAGGATTTCCATCAGTGAGCATCTTTGTGAATTGGTCATTGAACAATCGCACATCATGAATGCTTGTTTCATCCTTGATTTGTTGTTTTATTGCCTCAATTATTGCTCTTGTCATGCTTTCTTAAACTTGAATTTGCCCGGCATAAAAACATTGGCTAATGCCACTCCAATGATGTTGCGTTGCGCCTTTTCCACTTCCTTGCCATGCCCCATAAATTTACGTTGCGGAATGTTTGCCTTGTATGAATATGCTCTGACTTTCTTTCCATTCCTTACCGATGGACGAACACTAATCGTACCCCGAAAACCCTCATTATGCACCTCCGCATAAGGAACATTCGTGCTGATTGTCATTCTGCTGAACGTCTGCGAATTGATTACAATTGACCTCCGCAATGTTCCCGACTGAACAAGAATTGCCCTTGTTCGTGCGCTCTTTGTCGCATTCTTATATGCCCTTGTTCCCGGTGTTCGCCTCTGCACCTCTTTCCACTTCTCACCATCCCATCCCTGCTTTTTCCATGAATCAACAAACATATTCTTTGAAACATTGGTCAGCAACTTAGGCAACTGATTCTTCGCCTTATTCCATCGCTGAACAACCTTGCTCATATCCAATTTATTCTTTGCCATCAAGCATTCACCTCCGATGTCATGTACTTAACAATCCACCTCTTATTCGTCATTGTGCCTGCATCCATAACCGCCACCCCATCGAATTCCAATGCCATCAAACCCTGCTCAACCAGTGCTGCAGTTTCTGCATCTGATTTGGCAATGGCAAACTTTTTGAACTCACGAAAATACTCCTTGCTCAGATATATTGCCTCAGGTGGCATTCCCCTCCTGCGGTCATAATGGATGATTGCGGCAACTGCATCAACTCCGAGATTTCCGGTTGGCTCATATCCAAATCTGTCAATATATTCTGCTCTCTTAGCTGCTTGGGTGTATTGCTTTTTCATTGTGTAAATTTATGCGGATTTTCTTTGAAATGCGAATCGCTCAGGAATAGGCAGATTGAAATTGTTTTGAGCATAACTCTTATACTTCGGACTGATGTTGAAATACGGATGCTTGCCCTTTCCAGTTTCTTTGAATATCAATTTCTCCTTTCCCGGATTCATCATAAACAACTCCTGCATATTCGGCTCAATCTTTCCTGCCACCCTTTCCAACTTCTTCTTCCCGGTCTTTTTCACTGGCTCATATTGCGAAATCTTAATCAATCTGCATCGGCAGTTAAAATGATTCAGAGGTGAAAACTTGTTCCAAAATGGATGATTCACCGGTAATGTGATGCCCTCCAATGGTCGGCAGATGTCCGATGTATTCGGGTCAATGATAGCATCATAACGGAGATAAGGAAACAACTCAATATCTTCCTCAAACTCCTGCCAATCTCTCGCTGATTGTGCGCTGCCTAATGCAGTGTTGTATTCTGCTTGCAACCATTGCTGATTGTATTTTCCGATGATTTTTTCCGCTTGCTTTTTGAACTGATTAAATGGCCTGACAATGCCATCCGGTGCGATATTATCTACCAACTCTTTCACTTGCTGAAAGGTCTTTGCTCCTGAAAAAACATAAACATTCTCAATCAATTCAGACCTCAATATCTCATCCGGTGTCATGTAGGATATTCCCACCTCGCTTGCAGGAATCTGAGGCTTTGGCATGGCAAATCCAGTGCCACCACCTATCTCTGTCGGTGGTGGCGCTTCCATACCCTTATTCACTGCCTCAATGAATTTCTCTGCCGTCTTTTGGTACAAACCTCGCGGCAAATTCCATTCATCAATTGCACCTGAATATATCGCTGCAATCAAACGTGAAAAATCGTATTCAATCTCAGTTTTCACAAATCACCATAAAGATTCCTCAACCTCGCCTGCATGGTTTCAGGTTGTGATATCTGACCGGGCATTGCAGAACTTACGGGTACTCCAATGCGGTCAGTTACCCACTTCGCATCAACCGCTAAGCCTGCATCAGTGAGGGTTTTCAAAAAGTCTGCAACTTGTTTCCTATCCTCATTCTCTGCCTTAGCTGCCAATGCCTTTGCCGTATCATTGCGCAATGCAAACCGCAATCCCTCAGGTATCGCAATGCCGTTGGCTCTGAATCTCGGCAATACCATCGTATTCCAAGCATTGATAAGGAATTTGGAATCATCCCCTGCAATGTCATTCATTGCTTTCTGCACATCTTCATCCTTTGCACCCAACTTTCCTGCCTTGCTATCCATCGCATCAGCATGGCCTAATATGACCTTGCTGATTTTCTTTTCCATCCGCTGCTCAAAGTTATCGTACACATCATTCCCAGTGCCGCTGCTTTTTCCGGTGATGAATTCGATTTCTTCATCCGGGTCAATAATCGCATATCCTGAACTGCCCATGTCACGAATGGCGGCTTCGAAGTCACCTCTGTCTAATTCGCTCGTCTTTCGTGTCTTTCCAACTCTGAATGGTGCTGCGAATAATTCAATGTAGTCACCATTATATCCAAGATTGTTTCTAAGGAAAATCTCATACAATGCCACTTTGTACAACAAACCATATCCGCATGGACTTTGCCCATTGTCCGATGGTGTTGTGAGGTAAAATATCCAATCTTTGATTTCATCCTCCGCATTCTTGCCGATGTCGATTCCACTTACTGCATACATGAATGCGAGATATTGCTCTCTGTCAGGTGAAACAAACCATCTCTTTCCCAATGTGAGATTCTCAATATTCACATCCTGCACTCCCTCATACCATAGGAACGTATAACCGAAAAAAATCGTGTCAAGGATATATGATGAAAGCAAATCATAGGTTGGATTTTGAAGCCATGCAGTCCATTCCTCATTGATGTTCTCCTTATCATCAACAATAATCAATCCCTTGCTCAATGTCAGTTTTTTGCGCCTTTCCATGCAGGCAAAAACATGGCCGTTCAAGATGGTATCATTGAAAATCTGCTGCATCTTAACCCTATGTGGGTAATAAGATTGCTCTGCCTCTCTGATTGCATTCCTCCAATTGCGTACATCCTGAGCAATGCGCTCAATGGGTACTCTTACCGGATAATTCTTAAGATTCTTTGGATTCAACTCGGCAGGATTTATTTTGGCCTGCTCAGTATAAAAATTCGTGATTCCGGTTGTGCTTGACTTCCACTCCATATCAATACAGATTTATTCTTTTCACATTACCACCTGACCTTGTTCGCATTCCTGCTTTTGGCTGAATCAATGGAATGTCTGCCGTTACCCCATCCATCTGCCCTCCTGCCATGCGCAACCAGTCCTTTGAATTGTTGTACCTCTCAACTCTCAATGCAGGAATGTTGCCCGGTGCAAGTCTTGAATGAAGATGGAACAAACAGATGTCAATCATGCATTGCAATACTTGTTGGCTTCGGTTGTCACCCTCAATCCAATAATCTGTATCGGTTGGCAATGTTCCTGCCGGAATCGTGTATGATGTTCCGCTTCCCCAGAATTGTGCGCCTCGCTCTGCATCATCAGGAAAAACATTCTGAATGCTTGCCTGACAGATGTATGTCTTTCCCGCATAGAATACCTCATTCCCTGCTTCATACTTTTTGTAAAAGTCAAACAATGGCTCAGGATATATCGCGTAAAATAGAGCATATTGTGCGCCCAATGCGGTGAAATTGTCTGCATCCCATGTTCCCGAATGATTGGTTGTGCAGATGTAGATGATGCCCTCATAATTTACAAGGTCATCCACAACATAAGATTCTGTGGCCTGAAAATCCAATGCATCAAGATAAATTCGTGATGCACCTGAATATCCTGCCTCAGTCACATTCCATTCCTTTGTATCTGTGAATTCTGCCTCAGTATTGTAACGCTGAACAAGATATGAAACAACCTCCGCTTTGCCTGCCCTCTCTGTCAATATCCTGATTGATTCATTACCTGATGTCAATTTTTCCAACTGCTCAGGCTGAATGTATGGGAAATAATCTGC